TGGCTGGTGACGTTGTCCAACTGAGGCCGCTGGGCAAAGAAGTACCGCGGATCTGGACACGGCCGCTGCGGAAACTCACCCCGCGGACCTCGCTCGGCTACAAGTTCATCGAGTTCTGTCGAGACGACCTCGGCTGGGAAATGCTGCCCTGGCAGAAATGGTGGTCTATACACGCGCTCGAGCTGCTGCCGCGGAGCCGCCGGCTCCGATTCCGAATCCTGCTCACGTTGGTTGGCAGGCAATGCGGCAAAACCACACTCGTGATGGCGCTCGCCCTTTTCTTCATGAAGACCAAGCGGAACCCGGGCGCCCGCCCGCACGTGCTCGGCGCCGCCCAAACGATCGACATCTCCCGGGAGGCCTGGGCGGCCGCCGTCGACACCGCAGAGAAATGCATGCCGTCTGACCTCAACCGGTTCAGCGTCCGGCTGGCGAACGGCCAAGAATCGCTGACGCTGCGCAACGGCGCCCGGTACCGCATCGTCGCCGCGAACCGCCGCTCCGCCCGCGGCCTGGCGGTCGGGCTGCTGCTGTGGGATGAGATCCGCGAGCAGCGCGACTTCGAGGGATGGGCGGCGCTGTCGAAAACGACATCAGCGCAACCCCAGGGCCTGATTGTGGCCATCAGCAACGCCGGCGACGACACGTCGGTTGTGCTCAATCAAGTGCGCGAATCGGCGATCGCCGCCACTATCGACACGATCGGAATCTTCGAATGGTCCGGGCCCGATGACTGCGCCATCGATGATTGGGAGGCGATCGCTCAGGGCTCACCGGCGCTCGGCTACACGCTCAGCTATGACGCGGTGCTGGCTTCGCTGAACACCGACCCGCCCGGAGTGTTCCGCACCGAAGTGATGTGCCAGCACGTCGAATCGTTGGATTCGCCCGTCTCGCCGCCGGCGTGGCAGGCCTGCGCCGACCCGACCGGCTCACACGTCCTCGAGGCCCGACATAAGTGGTTTTGTCTCGACGTCGCACCGGACGGCCAGCACGCCACCCTGGCCGCCGCCACCCTCGGAGATGACGGCCGCGCGCGGGTCGGCGTTGTGCGCGCCTGGACCGACACATCCCAGCTCAGGGCGGAGCTCCCCGGCCTGCTCGCCGAACACAAACCGCACCTCCTCGGGTGGTTTCCGAACGGGCCGGCGGCCGCACTCATGGCCGACCTGGTCGTGGTGCACCGCAGTGCCGAGTTCAAACCACAAGAAGTCCCCGCGGTCTGCCAGGGCTTCGTAGAACAAGTCCACAGCCGGCGGCTGCTACACGGCAACGACCCGCTACTCACAGCGCACGTGCTCGGCTCCCGCAGGCTGCCAGTCGGCGACGGCTGGCGGTTCGCCCGACGCGGTGGGAACGCTGACGCGGCCTACGCCGGCGCCGGCGCAGTCCACCTCGCCCGAATGACAAAACCGCCGCCCCGGCTCCGGCTGGTCATCTAAACCTCGAGCTGAGGTTTACAGTTTGTGCCGTGAGCCGATGGACGCGTTTCGTGTCGTGGTGGACCGCGCCCGCCATCGCTCCCGGACCCACATTCGACATCGACGGCGGCTCGATCCCCGCCGAGATCTTTGGGCTTGAGTCCTACGCCTCACCCATCGCCCCCGCCCCGCGGGTGTCGCGCAGGGAAGCCATCCAAGTGCCCGCGGTGAAGCGCGGCCGTGACCTGATCGCCGGCACCATCGGCACGGTCCCCTTCCGACTCCTCGACACAGACAACGAGGCCCACCCCTCGAATCTGCTCGACCAGCCGGAGCGTCACCGTGCCCGCTCGGTCACCATGGCGCAGACCGTGGAAGACATGCTTTTCGAGGGCAAGTGCTGGTGGTGGATCACCGAGTACGACTACCGCCCCTACCCCACCAAGATCGTCAAGCTCGACCCGAACGTGCAGCCCGACGAACGCGGCCACATCAAGCTGACCCTGCCCGGCGGCCGCGTGGTCGACATTCCGCCGCGCGATCAGATCCTCTTCGAAGCGCCGAGCGACGGCATCCTGAGCGCCGGCGCGCGGGCTATTCGCACTTGGCTGAAACTCGCCGGCGCCGTCGACAAGTACGCCGACGAACCAACCCCTGCCGGCTATTTCACGCCGAAGCCGGAGGCCGACCCGGATGAGGCCGACGTGGAAGTCTTCCTCGCCGACTGGGCGAAGGCCCGCCGCACCCGCACGACCGGCTATGTTCCGGCGGTTGTCGACTACAACACCGTGCAGTGGAACCCCGAGCAGCTGCAGCTCATCGAAGGTCGCAAGCAGGCCGTGGTCGAAATCGCCGAGGTGTTGGGCGTTGACCCCGAAGACCTGGGCGTTTCCACCACGAGCCGGACCTACCAAAATGGGCAGCAGCGCAAGCTCGACCGGATCAACGACACCCTCGGCATGTACGTGTCCGCGATTCAAGAGCGCCTGTCGATGCCCGATGTGACACCGCGCGGCTACCGGGTGCTCGCCGACTTCAACGGCTTTCTCAGGGCTGACGACAAAACCCGATTCGAGACCTATGACCTGGGCGTCAAGCTCGGCATCTACGACCGAAAAGCGATCGCCGACCGGGAAGACCTACCCGAGCCCACGTTCCCCATGCCGGCCCCGGCGGCCATCAAAGACCGTGGCGTGCGCCGCGCCGAGATCGAGGCGACGACCGACCACGCCGCGCGCTTCGACGGCGACGACCCGAGCACGTTCGGCTTCTACCTCGACCCGGCGCTCAACACGTTCGAGGTGGACCCCAGCCACCGCACCATCGCAGGTATCGCCGTTCCCTGGGGCAAATCAGCGCTCCGCAACGGCCGCCGCTGGCAGTTCTCGAAAGGCTCCCTGACCTGGTCTGACCCGTCGCGGATCAAGCTGCTAATCCAGCACGATCGTTCCCAGGCGGTCGGTAAGGCGATCGAGCTTACAGATACTGATCATGGATTGTTCGCTCGGTTCAAGATCGCCCGCACCCCCGAGGGGGACCGCGCCTTGGCCCTGGCTGAGGACGGCGTCTACGACGGCTTATCGATCGGGCTTTCGAATGACGCCACATTCGACCAGCGCGACGGGATCAACCATTCAAGGGCCGGCAACCAGCTGACCGAAATATCGCTTACGCCGTCGCCGGCGTTCGATGACGCTCGAGTCTCCGCCGTCGTGGCTGAGGCAGACGAAAGGAACCCAACCATGGAATGCCAGATCTGCGGCAGCCACGACCACATCGCGTCAGCCTGCCCACGATTCACCGCTGCCCAGGCGCCGCAGTTCGAGGTCACCCCTGAGGTGGTCGCCGCGCTCGGCGCGCACTTCCAGCCCGCACAGCCGCCACCGGGCGGCGGCGGCCGAGAAACGGTGGAGCAGCCGCAGGGCCCGCTCGGTGGCACGGGCGGCACCGGCGTGGAGGTGAATGAGCCTGCGCCGTACCGGTTTGACCGCTCCGGCACCCTGACCCACGGCAGCCACGATTTCGCTCGTGATCTCCGCGCTGCACACCTTGGCGACCGGGCAGCCCACGACCGGGCCCTAGGTTTCATTCAGGCCCACGCGTTCGACGCGCCCAACCCTGAATTTCCACAGGGCCCGGCGGCGCTGCAATTCGCAGTGCAGACCGGCGATGTGGCCGCACTCAACCCCAACGTGCAGCGGCCCGACCTGTATGTGGATCAGCGGCGGTTCACCTACCCGCTGTGGGAGGCGGTTCGCAAGGGCACCTTGGATGAGATCACGCCCATGGTCGTGCCGAAGTGGTCTAGCCATTCCGGCCTGGTCGCCGCTCACGTCCAAGACACCGAGCCAGGTGAGGGCACGTTTGTTGCGACCAGCGAGACAGTCACCCCGGCTGCTGTGTCCGGGAAGGTCCGCATAACCCGCGAGGTGTGGGATCAGGGCGGACCGGCTGCTAGCGCGCTGATCTGGCAGAAAATGGTTCAGGGCTACAACGAGGCCCTCGAGGCGACTGTGGTCACTGAGCTCGAGGCCGAGTCTCCCGGCGGCACGATCACGCTCACTGTCGGCGGCGCCGGTAACGTGCTCTCCGCTGATCTGGCGGCCGCGTTCGCTGATCTTCAGTTCGTGCGTGGCGGCTTCGACTTCAGCGTCTTTGCTGGCCAGCAGGACCTGTACAAGAGGCTGGCGACCGCAGTCGACACGACCAACCGGCCTTTGTTCCCGATGCTGGGCCCGACCAACGCCAACGGCCAGGTCGTGGCGCGGTTCTCCCGGATGAATGTGCACGGGGTCGATGTGTTCCCTGAGTGGGGACTGCTCGCCGGCGGCCAGACCACGCCGGTCAACAGTTACCTCCTGGACCCGGCCTCGGTCTTCGCGGTCGCAAGCGCACCGCAGCGGCTCGAGTTCCAATACCAGGTCCGCTCGGTCGAGCTCGCGATCTGGGGTTACCGGGTGGTCGAAGTGACCGACAACCCCGGAATCCGGCGCGTCGTTTGGGATCCGCTGGTGTAAGCGGACCCCTCTCGAGAGAGAAGTTGATCAAGCTCCGACTAGGGAAAATGAGGTTAGACAATGGCAGCAAAGGCAAAGCCGGCCGAGCCGGAGAAGGTGCCCGACCCGGCGTTACAGGTCGGTCCCGAGGCAGAGAGTGTGCCGAAGGCCTTCCCGTTCCCTGGGGACACCCAGAGCGGCGGCTCACGTCACCCGGCGCCCGGCTACATCAGCGCCGGCGTCAAGTCGGACGCGGAGACCTACGGCTCCACGATCGACCCGGCGACAGGCAAGCGCGTCACGCGCGAAGACCTGAAGTAAGTAAGCAAGGGGAGGTGACGGCTCGTGGCGACGCTCGATGACGTGAAGGCATACCTCGCGTCTGTTGGCGTCACCGCGGGCCGTTACTCCGACGACCTCCTGCTGCAGGTGATCGCCACCGAGCAGGCGCAGCAGGCCCACAAGTGCCACACGATCCGCCCGCCTGACATGTTGGAAGCGCTATCCCGGCGCGTGCAAGTGAACCTGGCTAAGCGCGGCCTGCCGCTCGGTGTGATCGAGCAGACCGACGACCGCGGCCGCGCATTCATGCCGACGTTCGACCCGGAGATTCGCCGGCTAGAAGCGCCGTACCGAAAGCTGGTGGTCGGATGAGCGTGGAGGATGACCAGGCCACCATCGTGCAAGCGCTCGAGGCGGTCCCAGGCATCACCGGCTACCCGGACGAGTCCGCCATGATGAATGCCGGCGACGCCATCGTGCAGTGGGCCGGGTGGGAGCCTCAGGGTGCGCCGCTGCTTTTCACCGCCACCTGGAAAGTCTTCCTGGTGTTGGGCGCTGAGCCGCGCTCGGCGATGCGCTTCCTCGATGAGCACCTAGTGCCCATGTTGGAGGCGGTCGACCACCTGCTGTACATCGTCAAAATCGACCGCGTGCAGTTCCCGACCGCTACCGCCGGAAGCCTGCTCGGAGTTGAAATCACCGCAGAGAGAGAGAGTTAGCCATGCCCGCACACGCCGGCGCCCACAAGATGCGCGATTGCCTTTTCAAGTTGGGCAGCACCACGTTCACCAATCAGCTGTGGGTGGCCCTGATCGAGCCGGAAACGCCGTTTGAGATCAAGCGCACCCTTGTACCTGACGGCGCGGTCGCCGACGTCGACTCGCCAACGTGGACGTTCAAGATCTCCGGCCTGGCAGACCACGAGACCGGTGGTCTCGCCGACTTCCTGTGGGACAACGCCGCTACTCAGGTGACCTATGAGTACGCACCGCGCGTCGGCTCCGGGAAAGTCAAGTTCACCGGCACGCTGTACGCCGTGCACCCTCCGATCGGCGGCGAGCAGGGCGAGTGGGCGCAGTTCGAGCTCGAGCTGCCGGTCATCGGTACCCCAACCAAGGGCACCCAGGCATAGGA